ACTGACTGTCCGATCGCTGGCGGATAAGATCTTATGAACATGGCCGAAGACAATGTTAGCGCCGAACTTGGCCAGGTGTGCCGCGGCTGCGTTCTTCCCGTGACTAAAGCCGTGAGTGAAGTAGCACTTGCCGCGCCTGATCGTCGCTGGGATTCGGCAGTCGTCGTATCTGACGCCATGCTTGTAATACCGGATGCCTCGCTTCTCTGTGTGCAGGACGTTTGTCGGATGGTGATGTTTCAACAGCATCGCCGCGTCCTGTCGTTGCCGAAGTGCCGCCGTGACGCACCACTTCTCAACCCGCTGCTCGTGGTTTCCCTCGAGGTAGTCGATCGACGCTTTCGGGCAGATGTCCTGTAGTTTATCTAGAAATATATTCCCCGCGATGATGTCGTCTTCGTAGGTGTATTCTGTTTGGGCGACATAGCCTAGCGTGTGGTGCTCAGCCAAGAAACCTCCGCACTCCAAGTGATCGCCTAGCAGGATCAGTTCTTTTGGGCGGAGTGCTTCCAAGTCTCTGAACAGTGCCCCGACTGCCTGGGCGTCGATTCGGCTGCCATGCGTATCAGGAACGATAACCCGCACGAAACCGCCCTTTGTCGATGATGTTCTCTGTGTCGGTAACTTGAACTTCGACGCACCCAGCCGCTCGATCCTGTCCTGTTGCTGCGCAATAATCTTATCCCTCGCGGAGACATCCCGCTTGAGTTGTTCGATCTGATTAGTGGCAGTCTCGCCCAGACGCTCGGCTATCGGTTTATTTGGCATCTTGTCTTTCCAGATGTTCCAAGAACCTCATGAATGCTGTTGCCCCAACGCTCAACGCTGGCGGGCAGCACGGAACCTTCTCGTGTTCGCCTCGCAAATACCTATACAGCGACAACCGCGACGGGAAGAATTGCCGCAGTCTCTTCCCGTCCTCGGTGGTATTGCGCCGCCATGCCTGCACCGCATCGGTTAGCGTTTCCAATTCGTCGGCCGGCAGCTTGCCCCACCACTTCGGAGACGATGCCGGGGTCTTACACTTCAATTCAGTGATCAGTGAGCGGGGTTTCTTTATCACGGTTTATCACCAAGTTTATGTGGATCGATCATGCGGAATACGTGCTCCTCAATGGCTATCACGATTGCCTCTTCCAAGTCACCGCTCCTGTTCTTTATCACCTGTGCCAGTCCTGTCGAATAAAACACGGCGTGAAGATATTCATGAAACAACGTCCTGAAGTGCTCGTCCCTCTTGGGGTTCGTGTTAATGCGAATCCGCCGCAAGTCTCCCTCTGTCTCGCCGTAATCGTCGCAATCCATGTGCTCAAGAGTGACTGTATATTCAACGCCGCACGGATAGACGTGTGCCGGTAGCTTATTTTTTGCCATCACTGCCCCCTGCGGTTAAGAGGTGTTCGCATCGACGGCAGGAATGAATCGCGGTTCTTCATCTCGGGATCGTACATCGTCCAAGTGCGATGATACGTGCCAGGCAGAACGAAGCACGGGCCGCATTCCTTGCCGCAAAACGGTATGAGCCAACGCCCGCGAATCCGCATCGGCCGCGGCATTCCAGGCTTAGCTAATTGCCATTCACGCACCACCCACCGCTGCCCGTACGGATCCCAGGACCAAAAGATCCACTGACGCAAAATGAACTCAACCTCGCCGGATTCGCCGATGTGGTATATCTGGTTTAGTTCGGCCCGGTGAACCTGAACGGGCTTGAGCTGATCGCCGCTGGTTGCGATCAGCATAAATAGAGTTAGCATCCTTGCGTCCTCCGTGTCAGTCCGTCCTATAATGTGTTCCGTTCGCGTTCTGGATCTGATCTGGGGCGTCCTGTCCAATACACTCAATGGATCCAGGCACGTAAGGTAGTCCGATAGTCGGCAGCCACTCTTTGAGCGCCGCTTCCGTCAGCCCCTCGTAAGTTAGAAACTCAAGCTCGGCATTGTCAGCTAGTGCATCTGTTGCGGAGTGCGAGATAGAGCGAGCTATATGCCGCCTGGCATCTGCGGCGTGTGTGAAGTGTCCGCGTGCTGTCATAGACGAAACATTAGCGACTGGTTCTCGCATTATAATGAGGACCACAATTCGCTCATAACCCGCGGCTCTTAACGCCGGAATCCATTCTCTCAGGGTGTTGTTGTCGCCGTGCTTGATAACGACATACGGCCCAGAGGCTGCTTGCAGTTCGTTGAACTCACGCGGCTGTATTGTGCTGCCACTTCCGCCGCAGCCAGAGCGAACCAGTATCGAGGCAAGCAAACGGTTCCCAGCAGATCGCGGGCCGGACACGATATAAGCCGTCTTATTGACTGCCTTATCGTCTTGCCGCCTAAAAACGTAAGAGCGAATTGCCTCGCGTCCTAATAGCGACTCAGCAAGGTTAGACTCGACGAACGACAACCCCTCGCGTGAGCAATAGTCAATGAGTCCCTGGTGTGACCAGTAAGTCAAATGCTCGCCAGGCCGGTAATGTTTGCTTTGCCTGATGTCGTCGTGCCCGCGGAAGATGGGCAGAGAAACGAACAGGTGCATGCCGGGCTTAACGCAGTCCAGTAACTCCCCTGGCTGCTCGATGTGCTCTAGGCTGTCCCAGCAGGTGATCGCGTCTGGTGCGTTGCCGTGGATGCCATAAGGTGAACGAAACAGCCCGCGAGACTCCAGCCACTCGATCGCCTTCGGCATTACGTCGAATCCATGTGCATTGCCGAACGCCTCGACGAACGAACCGCACCCGATACCAACGTCTAGCACTGACTCGCACCTGTGCCGCTTAACCAGTTCCACTCGTGCCGCGGTTAGTTGTTCGCCGAGTTCAGTCTTTGCATAGCCCTCGTATTTTGCAAAGTAGGCGTCGTCGTACTTGACGCGATCCGCCGATACCTGACGCCACATCTCAGGCTGCGTTTCGTATAGCGGATGTGCTGCCAGCATGTCTACCGCTTCGCGTAGCACCTTAGCGGGTGAGAGACTGTGCAGGGCTTCACAGCCAACCCAGCAGGCAGGCCGTGCTTTGGGTGCTCTATAATGGCAGCGTACGCAGTCTAATGATTCTTCATACACGCACCGCAATGTGTCGAGGTGTCCGAATGCTACTTGCGGATCTGTCGGCCCGCAGACGACTAGCGTAGACGCACCCAATGTACCGCAGACGTGCGCAGGCCCAGACGAGTTTGTAATAACCAACCGCGAACGCTGAGCCAGTGCCAGTATGTGTTCCCACCCCATGCCGGCCATGACTTTAAATGTGCGGTACGTTACATCGCTATTTTCGAGGCAGACTAGCGGACTCCAGCCAGAGTCTGTCAGTAGTCGGCACAATTCCAGCCAGTACGCAGCCGGCCATGTGCGGATAGCGTGTGCGGCTTGCGGAAAAAGGATGATTGTATTGTCATCGACTGCGTTATCGGCCCAGGCTTTTACGTTGTCAGACAGTTCGATCACTTGCGGCCGTCTCGGTGTCCCTCCTGCCTTCAGGTGTTCTGCCCGATGCTCTAGTCGCGTGATCCTCATGCCGGCCGCTTCCCTGCCGCCCGGTGCAAATGTGGTTTGCATATCCTTTATTTTTGCCAGCGTCACCTCCTGGCCAAACAATCGCAACAGTTCAGCCTTCGCCCCTGTTGCATGGTGAATGAGAGGCTTATCTGTTTCTTTGCTGCCCTCGCTTATCCAGGCCGTCACCATCGCATCACCAAAGCCGTGCTTGTCTGCGTTCAGGACGATGGCACCAGGCGGCAGTTCGATCTGCTTGGGTTCGGCAATGTCGCACGCATCGAGGACGAGTTGGCGATATACAGCGTTGCCAACCGTTGCGGATAGTCCAGCGTCAATTGCTTTGATAGCCGCAGTCTTGAATGACTCGCCCCAGCCCATCCGCTGCACGTTCTGGTGGATCTCTTCGGCCAATTCGTCTGCGTTTTCACGGCACCACGGAACGCCAGACTGGTTCATCTTCTCAGCGGTTGCCTTGCAGAACTTCATACAAGGCGGTTTGCCTGTTTTCTTGCGGATCATTTCGGTTAATACGTCGCCAACCCGCACCGCGGCAGGCAACAGCGGAAACTGCTTATCTGCCCTGCGTGCTTGCCGCCTGGCGTTTCGATCAGCTACGAGATCAGCAGTTGTCACCATTAGCAGGCACCCTCGGAAAGCGTCAACGCATAGGTGCAGTCATAAGCGCCCCCGTCGCCGCAACTCGACAGCGGTACGCCGAAATACGTGCCAATCAAGCACGGTGTACCATCTGTCACGCCGATCTCTACCCACGAGCTTACGTCGCTTAAATCTGGCGGGCTCACGTCGCACACGAAATCACCAGACAGGCATGAATCTTGGCAGATGTACCATGTAACATTGCCTGTTGCCTCGTCGCACTCAGCCGCGATCTGTAGATGCCACGTCTCGCACGTCGGACAATGCAGGCCCGAACCCTGCCACACTCGCACCGTGCCGGCCCCGTTCGTGTAGATTTGCGTCAGGTCAAAAGTGACAGTTCCGCCCGTGCTGGTGATGCAGTCGTTTGTTACCACTTCCGCGCATAGAGTGGTGGGTAATCCAGGCGCACAGCAGTCTGCGCCGTCGTCGCCATCGTCGTCGGCTGGACAGCAACACTCCTGATACGCCGCCTGGCTAATCTCAGTCGCGCGAATCAATAGCCCGCCCTGCCGAAACAGCAATCCATTCGTTCGCCTAACCAACGCAATCATTGATTAGCTCCCACTCGACTCGCACTGTTCATCCGTTGTGCAGAAAACATTCTCTGTGATCGTGTCGCACGAACCAAAGACAATCACATGCGTCTGCTCTTGAACAATGCAGTCACCGTCGTCGGATACGTCTGAAGTCAATAGGATCTGTTCGAGGTTGATAGTCGAACTAACCAACGCAGACTCATCTCCGCAATACCAGAACGGCCGGCGCTTATAATTAAACTTCAGCTTCGGACTGCTGCACTCCTGCCCGCTGCCACTTCCGCCCGAATCTGTTTCTTCGTACACGAGTGCCGCCTCTGTCAGTGCGTAGTCTAGCGCGAATCCAGATGCCGCCTCTGGTGACTCGCAAGTCAGCGCCTGTATCGATAGCTGTTGCGGTACGCCGCAGCCCTGCGACGGTGGCATCAAGAACGTATAGGGTGCGTGCTCGGTGTTTAATAAGACGTGTGCATTAAGCGTGTCGTTGTAAGCCGTGTAGCCCATGCCGCCATCCTTGCTCGCCAGCTCCATGCGATCAACTGCCGAACTGATCAGATCGCTAGGCCAAGTCTGGCTGAACGGATACCAAGTTGCCGGTGCGTGTGTTTGGATGCTCGGCTCTCCACCTGGGCAGAATGCGTCATGGAATACCTCATTGATTAACGCGCCCTGATCCACCTGAACCACCAGATAACGCATCGTCGAGTTCGATGTTGTGTTGTCGATCGCAATATCGAGAACAGCGTATCCAACCGCACCCTCGAAAGAGTATGGGAATGTCAGCCCGTGGAATCTCACTGTGAGCGGATCGTTGCCGCCGATCTGTTTCCACCAGACTGCCGGAAAGTCTGCGTTTGCGTGTCCGATATTCTTCTGCACGCCAGACAGTTCAACGTCTTCGTCTGGATATAACGGCGTCCGATCGTCTTTCGTGGTGAACCAAAAACCCTGCGTAAGTTCTTGGCATTCCTTAACGATCCAGTTATTGCCGCCGTAATAGTCCGCTATACCTTCGCAGCCTTTGTCGTTGAATCCTGGCCCAACGGCACCGAGCCAGCGACGGCCGCCGAAGATCACATTTATCGTGTCGCCCACATTTACCGGCACGTCGCCCACTGTCGCCTCGACGAGTGCGGCTGCCTGGCCGAAGAACTTCCCCGCCCCGTCGACTTCCCTACTGCGATCCTCTTTGAGTGTAAACAACACTGTACCGGCTGGGCTGGATCCTGCTGGAAAGATCCAGAATCGCCGCCCGTCTGGGCTGGGCACATCGACGAATAATATCTCCGTGCCCTCTTCGATGTATTCTCCGTCAATAGCCCGGCCAGTATGCTCGTCTTCCCAGGCTCGTTTGTCGGTGTCTGGGCATGAATTTGTCACCGTTGGATCGAAGTCAAGATCGTGAATTATAAACGGTAAGTGACATCCCGACGTTGGATATTCTGGCACGGCCGCGGTTGTCGCAGTTATCGCGGTGCGCACCTGCGCAGCATTCTGATCCGGACCACCGATCAAGCCCCGCACCTGACGGTGCGTATTTTCCTGCGCAGCCTTCAGCCTTGCCACGGCGCTCGCGATCTTCTTCATGGACTGATCGTCAAAGCTGTTTATTTTTGTCACGGCAATGGCACTAGGATGGTGCTGATAATTAGGTTTGTATAAAAGTCTGTTTCCAGCCCACTGCCCCACTTTGAATAGACAGGGACTACAGGATTCCTGCAGAGGTTGGCGGCCCCGCCTGCACCATTTAGTAAGACTGGTGAACGGATGGGCATGCCGTGCGGATCGATCAGTGCTGTCGTCTTCACCCTGCCATCAATAGGATCGATACCGCCCCCGGTGGAGTAGTGTCCGCCGTGCAAGTCGGGATCGCCCGGGCATGCAGAAGCTGACATGCCGATATCCGGTATTTCAATATCAAAGGTATGTCCGTCTGGTAGAATTTCTACGTAATACCGAGCAGACCAGAAATCTACTGTGTGCTCGCGAGTAAAGGACAACTCTATGTCGCGTACTTTCGCCTGGTGTATGGCAATTGGACCTAGCGTGAATCCTTTGTAGTTGATTTGAAATGCTTTCTCATTCAAGAACCCAACGATCGCCATCGTAGCACCGAAAAACGTGATGACATTTATCTTAATCGAGACATACCATCGGGCCTCGTCGACTTCCGGCAATGGATCAAACGGCGTCATGTTCGACGCTACCGGAACCGTTGGGCCTTTCGGAATCTTTTCATCGACGGCAGCCGAGTAGCCGCCCATATAAATCATTTTTGTGCCTGGTGCGGTCACGGCACTGGAACTGCACTGTACTTCGGGCCTGTAGTTTAGTGGATCTCTCGTTTCGGGCTCGTCGTCGATCGTCCGCTTGGCGTCGTCTGTCTCGCGGCTATACGTAACCACAACATCCCACCAGTCATGAGTCTCTGGCTTACGGACAGCCCGAATGTTCTGGCAAGTAGCGAGGCTAGAAAATGTATCATTTGCATAACGGTACTCAGTGCCGAGTCCGAACATATTCTCCTGCCACCAGATCAAAATGTATTGCGCCTGATCTAGCCCGGTGTCCACTTGCAGATGCCAAACGGCCGTATACTCAACCGGCCCATCGCGATCGATCGAACCAGTTGATCCGGCCCATTGTTTCTGCACAGTGTCGACGAAAATAGACATTGCCTAGCCTACGATAGTGGTTTCTCTGACGGTGATTGGTGGTTCGCGTGTCGCGCCTACGTGAGCGGAGATTTCCCTTAAAATGCGATCCCGCTCCTTGTCTCGAACGGCTTGGTTCGCGGCCAGCTTGCGTGCTTCTGCCAGTTGGTTCTGTCGGTTTGCGATTGCCTGTCGAACCGCACTCGCACCGCCGGAAGTGCCGCGGATGCCGCCGAAGGTTGTCCCTGTGCTGAACTGCGGCCCTTCGATGTCTTTCAGGTTAGACAGTTCGTCTTTGAGTCGTGCCAGCTTGTCGGGATCGAATGCCTCGTCCATACTGAACTTGAGATCAGTCAGAACTAAGTCTGTGTCTTTTAATGCGTCTGTTATGGCGTCAACTGGTTCTCTCGCGGCCTTGAACTTGCCGGCCACGTCGTTATCAATTACCAGCCCCATCGCCTTCATAGCTTTAAGGGTGAGCTTGATAATGTGATAAAGCGGGCTGCACGCCAGGGCCAACTTAGTTACTGACTCGATAGACTTGGCTATCGTCGGGATCCAAGGAATCAACTGCGACATAAACTCAGCAGACGCTAGTGCGATCTCTGTAATGGCTGGTGCAAGCTCGGCTATCAGTTGCCGCCAGAACGCCTCAGATGCCTTTTTTGCTAAGACAATTGCATCGTTCATTTCCTCTATATTATCTGACTGAATATCAGTGAGGTTTGCGCCGATCGCCTCAAGGACTGCACTGATGCCGCCCAGCCCGCCGGCCATCGCCTCGAATGTATTGATAAGCGAACCGGCCTGCCTGCTGCCGACAATCGCACTGAGGATGTCTAACTGCTCAGCTCGAGTTCCGACAGTTGACAATGCCCGCCCGATATCCTCCATCGAGTCGACGACAGACTGATTCGCTAGATCGTCGACATTCAGCCCTAGCCTTCTGAATGCTTCAGCCGCTTCGCCCGAGCCGCTGGTGGCATCGCCGATCGAGATCGATAAGCGTTCTAAAGCCTGCCCCGCCCTGGTTGCGTCTGCGCCACTGAACTCTGCCAGCAGTGACACAGCTTCGAGCTTTGAAACCTCGATATTGAGTGCCCTGGCCCGTTTTATCAGCTCATCGTATCCAGCCGCCGCCGCGAGCAGTTTGGTGAGGGCTTTCTTTGCGGCCATCCCGATAGCCAGAACTGCCGCCGCTGCTGCCGCTGCCGCTACAGCCGCGCCCTTCATTGCGATCACTGCCCCACGCTTGAACCCTCGCAGCTCGCCCTTTGCTTTACCCAGCCCGCGCCGCACGCCCTCAGATGAGGCTGTGACTTTGATGTTCAGGGTTGATATCGTCGACTTCGCCACGTTCATGCTCTTTCAGTTTGAACATAAGTCTGTCGAGTTGCGGCCCGTGCGGATCGTCGTCTTCTGTGTAGTGGGTGATCCAGTCTGTGAACTGTTGCCAATCGAGGATGCCCAGCAGAAAGTCTGGATGAGGGAACCCGAGTTTCTCACACAACACAAACGCAAACCTTAACGCCTCGACTTCCTCTTTTTTTTTGCTTGCTTCTCACCGATGCCACACAATTCAATAGCATCTTCGAGGAGTGTCTGAATCGCACCGAATTCTCGCTTCAGTCGATCTCGGCCGTCGTCGCTGTTAAATTGCAGTGCTCCATCCTCGTCGGCGATCATTACGGATAATAAAGACGTGGCGAATTCGATCGCCTCTTCGTCATTAAGAAACTTGCCCGTGTCGTCCTTATCGAATTTGTCCTGCCGTGAAATGACCGGCATTAGCGTGAGTGCATTTGGCTTGTTAAGCCGCACGTTGCCGCCCCAGCTCGGAACCGGGACAATGCGAAACATTTCCAGTTTTTTAATTTCCGCAAAGTCTGCGAATGCCACAGTAACCCTCATTCGTTAGGGAACGGTATATGTACCAGTCGTGATCGGAGTGATCCGCCGGCACGTTATGTCACGGGTGAAGACGGAATTCGGCTCGTCGAGCGAGGCTTTTGTGATCGTCAGAATCCGTGCGTCGAACAGTTCAGTCGGCATCGTGTCGTCACTGTCTATCCCGTCGTGCGGATAAGCCAACTGCACGCCCAGAACGCCGCCGCCAGAACCAGCCGGATCTCGCCTGGCGTTGAATGCTGTCTCGACTTTTGCGCCTGCCACCTCGCCCGGATGCCAATACTGAGTAAAGGTGAAATCGCTGGGTGCCTCGATGCCTGGGATCGGCACGTCGTATGTGTCATTGAGTTCTTTGCCGTCTGCTTCGGTGCCGGTTTGGCTCGGTGACTGGACACCCTTAATGCGACCCACTGTCACGTAATTCGTGCTGCCGTCGAAGTCGATCCGAACCAGTGTTCCTAACGCTACGCTTGTTGCGCCCATGATATTACTCCGTGTATCCGACGACTTCGAGATCGGCCGTCGCTACATGCCGCCCGTCGTCGCCGCTAGTGTTCTTTGGCAGGTAATGATCCGAGTGATCGCTCACGAACAGGCTGGCCGAACCGTCGCCGAATGTGCCTGTACGTGTCTTATTAAGTTTCTTTATTTCCTTAGCCAGCGTCTGTGCTTCGTCCAAGTCATCAGACACACATTCGACATCGAAGGATTCATAAAACTGTGTGGCGGATGACGGGTTTGCAGACAGATCGTCTTCTGTTTCGCTCGAGCCGCGGTTGATCCACACATAAGGCATTGCGCGGTTCTGCGGCACATGCGCCTGAATTACGCCAGTCGATCCTACTAGGTCAGTTATGTTCGACTTGGTTAGCAGGTAGGCAACCAGGCTTTCATCGATGCTGCTCATGCCTTGCCCATCCCGGCCACTTCAGCCTTCAATTCTGCGGCCGACTTGTCGGCAAATGCTTTCAGTGCAATCGTCTTAGTGGCCCTCTGTACTGACTCGACGAACTTGTCGCCGGTTGTGCCTGGGTGCTCCATGTCGCCGCGGATCAACTCGCCTGCGCGGTTCATAAATGCTGCGCCCTTGATCGTGTGCGGCTTGGTGTCTTGATCCACTAGGTGCAGGTGTGGTGCCTTCCGTCGCTTTCGCATTGCCTTCTTCTGTCCAGCCTTACCTACAATCAACTCGCCCTTCTCTGTCGTCACCTGAACGGCGAATGTCCGCTTCAGGTTGCCAGTTCTTCTAGTGGCTTGCTGTCGCAGTTCTTTCAGTATTGGTTTCGTGGCGGCCCGCATGGCTTTCCGCAGGATCTTCTTACGGATCTTCTTATCGAGCGACTCGAGGCGCTTGGTAGTCCTCGCGATGTCTCGCTGTAGCAATGCAACGTCTATTGATTCAGGCATTAGACAGCCTCGCCGCAGATGATCTTTGTGTCTCGTCCGTCTAGTTCTTCATCGAACACATAACCGATGTTCAATTCCCGCCCAGAATTAGGCCCAGACGTTCTGACGATCTTGTCTTCGCTCGTCAGTGCCCAGGTTGGATCTGTGTGCATCGTCACCATCACCGATGCAGACGCGAACTCCTGCCGTGCTATTTCACGCTCTCGCCCCCTGAGCGGACGCAATGCGAACGGCACGCTAGATGCAACAGTCGTATCAGCTCCAGTTACCTGCCCGCGGCTATCGACATCAGTTGCTGGCCGCTTGATATCTCCGATATGTAGTTTCAGTTGCATCAGCTCAAGCCGTAAGTTGTGAACTCGTCGCCAACCGATAACCCGTCCAGCAGCGCCCCTACAGCGAGCGGAACCCGTTTCATTGCCCCGGCTTCAACTGCACTGCGATTGTCGAACCAATGTTTCACGAGCAGTAAGACTGCCGCCCGCAGGTGATAAGGCACGGCCGCCTGTGCTCCATATCCTGCGATGTAGGTGATCGTGATAGCGTCTACCACGCTGCGGATCGACGGCCAGCTTTCATTCCACGCTCTATGGATCTCGCCTGGCTCGCGTGTCGTGCTGACGCTGTAATTCGCCGAGTCCCACAGCGTAGAGTTGCCATCTGTGTCGATGTAATAAATCGACGAGACAGACTGCACTGGAACGAACGGGATATAGATAGGATCACTCCCGGTTGGGAAGTGGTTAAATATCAGCTCTCTTGTCTGGGTGATAATCGCGCGATTTGTGAAAGCCTCAATATGTGCGCGGGCAGCTACTATATCGTTAGACAAATGAGTGTCGTGATGGGTGTCGCTGGAAGTCACGCCACAATGCGCCTTTGCTTCGGCCAGTGCGATCGGTTCTTCAGTCGGCGCAACTGTTACGTTCACTCCGTATGTCATACGTTCCGTGCCCTCGGCTTAGGTTTCTTTTTCATGGCCGTCCGAGTTGGCGACACTGCCGCCGTCTCGACTACAGCCACGGCTGCACGGCTGGCGATAAATCTCAAAGCCTCAGCGTCAGGGACTTCTCTCGTGTCCCCTGGATTGGCTCGAGGTTTACCGCCAACCGATACCAAAAACCGGATCAACATAGGGTTAAGCCTGTGTCAGTTTCTTGATAGCGTTCGTCTGAAGAACTCGGCCATCGTGACGGCTGAACATGACAAAGCCAGTTTGATCGTTGGCACGATACAGCTCTTCGAGGCGGAAGAACCGGGACTTGCCAGCATCACGAATGATGTACTTCTCGAACGCACCGTAGACAATCGAGACGTTGCCCGTCGTCATTTCAGGCATGTCTGCGACAACGGCATAAGGCCGCCCGAGAATCAAGTCTGGCTCGCCAGCTCGCAGGCCGGGTTGCCACAGATACTGGCCGTCAGAGTCCTTGAGCTGGCGGATCTCTTTGCGGGTTGACTGGTGGAATGCCCAGCCCGTACTCGGAAACGACTGGTACGACGGATCGAGTGACTCTTGTAATTCAATCAACTCGTCAGACGTAACCGCAGCGGCTCCCGCCGCAGTAACGCCAGCAGATGCTCCAACCGTGACGCCTTGCGGCTTGCTGGAGTCGTCGCCGGTTGCGTAGTGCGTGCTCGTGATGCGTCCAATTCGCTCGCCCAATGCAGCACCGAGGACGGCCGCGAGGTTAAATGCGGAATCTTCGAGCAGTTCGGCAGAAACAAGGATCGGTTTGCTGGAGTACTTATAGGCTTTCAGCGTCACAACGCCGAACGTAGGCGCGACACTAGAACCGATTGATGCCTCTTCTGCGATCAGTTCGCCAGTGTTGCCGGTATCGTCCATTGTCGGCCACGGAACATCGTTGCCGGTTGCCGTCGAGACGATCTGCGCCACGTTGCGGAATCCGCCAAACGCCAGCAGTGCCGTCTCCAGATTGCTCATGAAACCTTCGGGAACCGTGTAACCGCCCTCAGAATCCGTGCCAACCTGTAAGGCAACCCGCTTCTCGCCTGGGACTGACGACAAGCCGCGGTTCCAACGTTGCAGGCCGTTCGGCGCAAAGGTTCTCGACCAGCGAGACTCAAAGTCAGGTGCGTGCGGATTGATGCCTGTGACGTGCAACGCCTCTGTGTGACGTTCGCTCAGTTCGCGGCCAGCGTGTGCCCGCAAGAATGCCTGCATTGCAAGTGCCCGCTGCTCTTCGGTGGGCTTTCGGCTTTTGATCTGCCGAGTCTGGCTGATCTCAGATCGCGTCTGGGATGCCTGCTCATCGATCTTCTCGTCGAGTTGGGCAAGTCGAACCGCACGCTGTGCTCGTTCCTTGAGATCGACAATCTCGTCCTCAATAATGTCGTACGCGGCGTTCAGCGTGTCCCAGTTGGTGCGATCCTCGGCTGTCCAGTCGCCTTGATGGTTTCCGAGTTCTTTGATCTGCCCTGTCAGGGCTTGTTGTTCTTCAAATTTCTCTTGGATTGTGTCGCATGCCATCGCGCTGACTCCTAAATTGGGCCAGTGCGAGTTTGCGCATAAAAGAAGGCAGTAACTCACTGGCCATGAATGATTACATGACTAAGTGAGCTACTGCCATCCGGGGTCGCTCAGCTAATTTGATTTGTCAGATTGAATAGTAACGAACCGAGTTGATCAAGTCAAGCCTAACTCGATCAACCGCAGCCGGCACATCACTTCCCGCGACTGTTTCTCGCGTTCTTCCCGCTCTGCTTTCAGTGCATCCACTTCTTCCGTTATCTCGCCAGATCGAGCGGAGATCGACGTTGATTCATACGCTGGATATGTGACCGGCCCAACGTCATAGAGTTGCACGCCGCGAATTTCTCGCACGTCTACGCCATTCTCGGTTCGCCTGTCTTGATCTGTAATGGTGAATGCGAAGCTGGAACCAGTCACGTCGCCGCGGCTGATAGACTCGGCCACATCTCGGCCGGTTTGCGTGTCTGGCAAGTCGATATCGTACCACAGGCCCACCTCATCCTCCGACAGCCTGAGCGTGCCTGCCTTGTTCCGGCCCAGGATGAGGTTCGGCTCGTGGTTGAACAGTGCCCGTACGTCGTCGCGGCCCATTGCGTCCGAGAACGCACCTGGTGCGATGCGTTCGATAAAGCCGTCGAATAGTTCAAACTCTGTGCCTGGATCGTCAGCACGGTAGAACACCGCCGCATATCCGCTGATCGTTTTTACGCCGTCATGTTCCCGCACTTCGACAGGCTTGTTGGTGATAAATCGCTGCATAATCTTTCCTCCGTGGAAAACGTGCCCGCAATGGACAGCTCGTTGATATCTAATCTCGCCGCAGGATGGACATTTATCTGCCATCCCATTCCGCCTGATACTCATCGCAACAAACCAATACGGCCGCCGCTACGTCGCCTTCGTCTTGTCCAATGCAAGAAACCAACCCGCTGACGATCGGCGCAACGCACCGCTGGATGTCCTCGTCTGTCGCGTCTGGTACTTCTTCCCTGAAATGGGACACAAATTCTTTGCGGGCTTGGGTGTCAACCCATTTGAAAAACCTCGAGGCTGGTCGTTTACGCACCCTCTGGCGAATGCGATCCAAGATAGCGAACACTGCCGCCCGTTCTTTGTCGCTGTTCTCGTCTTCGCTGCCGTTGTCGGATACCGTATGGTTCGCGGCCGGTTCCCTATACAGCCCGCCGCGGCCGTCGGCTCGTGCGGTGCGGTTCTTCATTGCGCGGAATTCGTCAGGGCTTAGCGTGCCCATGTCGATTTCAATCCTGCCGATCTCAGTCTGCGTTTTAATGTCGGCCGCAATAAATGCGTCTGTGTTGTACTCGGCGTAGTGCGAATCTGAATTCTGTTCTGCACTGCGTAAGCATTTCAGATTGGCTTCGCCTTCGATCGTCCGCAGCCAGTGCGAGAGTGACGAATCTAAGTAGCTTCGGTTCTCTTGCTCCAGGCTGTTATAGCTGACGCGGGAATCGTCGCCGAGTTTATGGGGAGGGAGATTGTACCAAGACGCCACATCGCGCACTTGCTGCTTTCGACTCTCGATCATCTGCCCTTTTTGCGGATCGAACTGCCCTGCGTGGAACTTCGCCGAGTCTCGCAGGATGACGGTTTTAAATGCGTTATCAAGGGTTTCGTATGTCTTGCGAAATCCCTCTTCCACCTTGTCTCGTGATGGCTTGGGCATGCCAAGAGGCAGTTCCAGAACCCCTCCCACCCTGCCGCCATTGGCAAAGAACTTACTAGCGAAACGCTCAGTTGCCAGCCCCAATCCCCAGGAGTGCCGTGCTTTGCTGACGAGTTCACAGTCAGCCAGGCCGTTTATAGAGATGCCTTCAATGTGGAATATCTCGTGCGGAAAGTAGGCTTTCAGCTTGCCGTCAATTTCCGTCGCATAGACAAGCCCCACGTCTGTCATTTCGGGGTGTGTTCGATCCGGAAGCAGCGGAATCATTTCGGTAATGTCACCGCTGCCGTTGCGGTAGATGCGGGCATAGGCGTTGTTCCAGATCAAGGCGTGCGTCATCAGACGACGCCAGAACTTAAAGGCTGCCATGCCTGGATTCGCGTACCGTCGCAGCACCTTATGGGCAGGGTGTGCCCTGTCGATCGCCCTGGTGCCGTCTGTCAGGCGTCGATAGATGTTCAGGGGTAATTTTGCTACGTCGCCGCTTATCAGGTTTACCGCCTGCCATACTGGCGAGTATTCCAGAGCATTGCGAGAGGTGACTGTGACGCCCGAATGAGAACCGTACGAATCGCCGAAGATCTCCTGCCAGCTCTTAGGATCCGTCAGGTTGAATGTGGGATCGTTTAGCCCACGGGTTTCTGCCGGATGAACGCCTGCGACATATTCAAAGTTTAGATCGTTCATGCTATTTCTAATTCTCCGTCCTCGTAGTACCAGGACTGGGTTTGTTCTGCGAAATAAGCCATACGGAACGCCATCAACACCGCGACAATGGCATCGATCTTGTCTCGGCTATTTTTCCTGTCTGGCATCCACCCGCCACCATAGCCGGGCTTCACCGCCAGGTTTGTCGCGCACCACTTCAGCACGTCGTCTTGCCCGTCGTGCGTTATGCGTCCGTCCGCTAAAGCCTCTAGGAATTGTTCAATTGGTTCGCCGTACTGCGCCGCCCGCTGTGGCATTTCTGTTGCTGCCATGCCCTTCTCTTCGAGTTGTTCCGCGAGCAGTTTCATGTTCCAGGGATCATACGCGAACGACGCCGCACCAATGTCTTTCGCGGTTGCGTGGAAGTCGTCGCCAAGTTCCTGCAGCAGCCATTCCGACTGAGTTAGCTTTCCATCGCTTAGCCATTGATTCCAGGGCTGTTGCGTTGTGTCCCGCTCGCTCTTAGCGTCGATGTAGCACTTGCTCTTGATCTCATATCGGTAAAGTGGAACCTCGTTGCCGTCGCTGCCAGTTCTCTGGGTTTCGTCGATACGCCACCTGGCACAGAATGCAGTAGCACCTAAGTCTGATCCGCCGCCCATGTCGATGCCGCCTGCGATATTGTCTGCCGTCGCCCAGTCGCTTAACTCGCCGGCGCATGCGTCCCACTTATCACGATCAATCACACTCGATATAGAAGTCACTTCTCGGTTCCCATGATATCTGATGAACTTATTGCGTGCGGTTTTCTTACGTGTGGCCTGGAGTGCCTGCTCTTGCAGGTACTCGCGCGAAACTGATACGCCAAGGTTTGGATTCGATTTTTCCCATAATGCTTCGTCAAATGGATCGTCGTTGGTGTCGAGTTCGGCCAGAAATACAAACATCGACTCATCGATGTGATCGCCACAGATAACCTCGCGACAATACTCCGTTTCTTCCCGCCATATCAAAGATGTCTGATCGCCTGCTGTGGTGATCGTGACTTGTAATGGTTGCGTGCGTGATCCGCCGCCGGTTGTCATGGAGTCATAGAATCTGCGGTGGTGCTCTTTCCACTCGTGCAGCTCGTCGAAGAATACCGCGTGCGGGTTTAGTCCGTCGAATGGCCTATCGCTTCCAAGCGGACGCAGGTAGGATCCCTCAGTGAGGATGTTTGGCGGGTTGCGTCTGATCTCCGAACGCTTCAACAGGTGCGGAGACTTTCGGAGCATCCGCTCGGCTTCGTCAAATATGATCTTAGCCTGATCGAACTTGGTTGCGCCGACGAATACCTGGGCAATCGACTCGCCGTCTGCGTACAGTAACGCCAGGGCCATGCCTGCCGCGTAGGTACTCTTTCCGTTTTTCCGGCCGACGCTGATGTGCGCCCGTCTGTACCGTCGCGTGCCGTCTTTGCGTTTCCAGCCAAATATGTTCGCGTTGATAAACACCTGCCAGGGTGCCAAGTGAAACGGCTCGTTGGCCCACTTACCGATCGAGTGACGTAAGGCAATCGGGAAGAATGCACAGGATGACTCGGCCCGCTGGGTGTCGAACCGGAACGGGAATTCGGCAGTACACTGGCGTTCGATGTCTCGTCGGAATCGAGCAACCGCAGACAAGACAGCCCTCGATGCAATCACATCGCCAGACTCTACCGCCTGGCAGTATTCCTCGAGCTGTCGAATATGGGTGTTCGATGCGATCAATTCAATTCAGGCTTTCACGGTTTATCTTCAGCCACTCGGTAAACGGATCCTCTTCGGCTTTCGGGTTCGCGGTAACTCTGGCCCGGCTGGATGGTGTCAGTCCCATTTCGGCCAGCATCTTCAGTTTACGATCTGTGTACTTGTGCAATTCCACGCAGAACGGGTTTCGTTTCAAGTCGCCCCGCGAATCAGTTAGGACTTGACCAGTCTCTCGTACGGATGCCCTCGCCAGTTCTAGCGCCATTTCGTTCTCGCAGAATTCGGCAATCAACAGCCCTTCAGATTGGTTCAGCATTCCCATCTGATCGAATAGCCCAATGACGTGACGCCACATCGCAATGCCTACTTCGTTGAAGTGTGCCGGCATGACTGGCGCACCCGCTGGCGGGATCGGCTCGTTCCGGTTGATCCGTTGCGGGTTCTTTGCTGCCGCACCGCTTGCGATCTTCTGGGCCGTTGAATGTGGTTTTCTTCCCATAGCTAA